CGACTGAAGAGTATGACCAGCGCGTAGCCATCTTTGATTGCGATGCTCACCATGGTGACGGTACTGAAATGCTATTGAAGAAGAATAAGAATGTTATGACTTATTCAGTTCATGAGTATGGAATTTTTCCAGGCACGGGTTTGATGAGCGATTGGAAACACCGCGCTTACAACTTCCCGCTTGCATCTAAGTCGGGCGATGAAGCCTTGCTATCTGCTACCGAGGGATTCCTTCAGGCTTGCGATGAATTCCAACCTACGATGATTTTTGTTGCCTGTGGTGCCGATGCTTTGAAGAATGACCCGCTCTCATCTCTTGAGTTCACCAAAGAGGGTTACTTCGAATCCATGCGGATGATTAGGGAGCAATACTTCGACCATCCAATTCTCCTAGGCGGAGCAGGTGGCTACCAGCCTGACACGGAAACCCCTGACCTATGGGCGACAGTTGCTCTAGGACTTATGGCGGTTCAAACCGAGGTTGTAAAACCTTAACCGTTACGATTGGTGCCATGAACCCACCAAAAAAACTGCTGACCCAAAACAGCGAGTTAAAGCCTGACGGAATCTTTAACTGGACTCTACCTGCCTTTGCAATAAAATTAACAGATGGAAGTAATTTTAATGTATGTCCACAAGCAGGAGCCTGTGCAAGTTTTTGTTATGCAAGAAATGGGACTTATCTGTTTAGCAATGTGCGCTCGCGCCATGTCTTAAATCTTGAATATGTAATGCACTATCCCGAACAATGGTTCGAGCAGATGTTGGCTGAAGTGCAAAAGCCAAAGATGGTTGGCAAGCACATTCGAATTCACGATGCTGGAGATTTCTTCTCTGAAGATTATCTCAACCTATGGTTGAAGATTGCTAGGGCAACTCCCAATGTAACTTTCTATTGCTACACAAAGGAAGTCGCATTATTCAAGAAAGTCGTAGAGCCTGACTGCCCTGCGAACTTTCGTTACCTTTACAGTATGGGCGGAAAGCAAGACCATCTGATTAACAAAGAGACTGACCGCCATGCTGAAGTTTTTCCCGATGATGTCGCTATTTTGGATGCAGGTTATATGAGCCAAGATGCAAGCGACTTATTGGCGATTACTTTACCGAGTAACAAAATCGGCATACCCGCTAATAACATCCGCCACTTTAATAAAAAATTGGCTGGTCGTACCTTCGGCGATGTGCAAGATGAGATTGACCAAAAGCGCAAAGTGAAACTAAGCGGGGCATAATGACAACAATCCTTGCCGTTCAACATCCCGATAAAGTCTCTCTAGGCGCGGACTCACAGGTAACTGCTGGCAATGGAAGAACTGCTAACCATCCTCAGATGGTGAAGATAAGTCAGAAGGGTGATTACATAATCGCGGGTGCTGGAGAATGTGCGCCTTGCGATATTGCTCAACATATATGGATTCCTCCAACTCCTGCCGCTAAAGACTGGAATAACCTTTATCACTTTATGATTGCCAAGGTTGTCCCGTCTCTCAAAGCCTGTTTCAAAGAGAATGAATATAAGTGGGACTCCGACGATGATGAAGCAAAGTTCTCTTTCCTTGTTGCTATCGGTGGCGAGATATTCGAGATAGCCGATGACTTCTCGGTGTGCCTGGACTCAAAGGGTTTCTACGGTGTTGGCTCGGGTTCTAGTTATGGAATCGGTGCGCTATCGGCTGGAGCCTCACTACCCAAGGCGCTCAAGATAAGTTCGGATAACGACGCCTACACATCCGCCCCATTTATTTATTTCCATCAGACAAAGCGAAAGGTTGCATCCTCCACTAAAAAGTAGTATCCTAACCCCAGTTGTATATCCTTACAACAAGAGAGGAATCTATGGAGAATCAACAAGAACTGATTGACCAAAAGTTCAGTCAGATTGTAAACAAGCCAACAATCAAGATGAAGCGTCCACCATCAAAGTTCCCTGAACTGCGCTATCTATGGGGCGCTACCTTGCTAGGAAGTTTTATCCTGATTGTCATTAGTTCGGTAGTTACTACGATTATCGAAGCCCTGTAATCCGCACACGCAGATTACGCGGGACTCAAAGTAAGTTGGATTAGGAACGGGAATCACTCGGTAGCAATCAGCCGAGTGGTTCTCGTTTTTCCATATATCGTTCGGGGTCATAAATAGTTAAAGCCTTTGCTATTAAGTGAGGTTGTAAAGTCTTTGCATGATGTCCACAAAAGTAAAGGTCACCATTTAGAAACGAGGCTCCGACCTTTGCCTTGGCTCCGCATCTGTCGCAATTCTCGAACACTTCAAGAGGCGCTTGAACCATTGCGGTCATTTCTTTTTCTTTGACTCAGGTGGATATTTTTCAATCCACTCTTTGATTCTTCCGTCTTTGTGAAGTCGCACTATCCATCCATCCTTTATCTGCATTGGATTAAATGGATGTTTTGTTTTAGCGCTTCCTTTTGTCATTACTTAAGGCGCCCTGCATTTGTATCTGTGACTGGACCTCCGACAATCCAAGCACGGCAAGTTCTAGCGCTCGCACATTTGAAATCAAAAGCCTCGCAATATCCCAACTCACCAGCCTCGGTTACATCCCAAGCGGTTTCGCGGGTATCGCCTTGGGCTAATCCGCCTTCGATACATTGAAGCATCGCTGAGGTTTGGATAAAAGCGGCGCAGTTGCCACATCTTTGTTTCATGGCTTCCTCGGCGCTTACGCCCCATTCAGCCCCTATCTTCGCCCAGTAGTCATCATTAGGCTCGGACGGGTTCAAAGGACCGTACATAGCCGTCTGAATGGCTTTGGCACGGTTCTCAAGGTTGGCTCTTACATCCTGCGTCGCTGTTGGGCATGAAGCCTTCAATAGAGCGGAGACTGCTGGTGTAAGAGACATGAGCCAAGGGTATCAGGCGAACAGATGTTCGAATTGTGTGGCACAAAAATACTTTAGAAATATCCTTGTTTCGGGATGATTATTAACCCCCGTTGTGTTACACTTGATGTACGAGGTAAAGAGAGGAAATGAAATGGCTAAAAGAAGTCAGTTAGAGGTGGGTCAAGAATGGGCTTACCACAGAGAGCGCAAGCACGGACACATTGCTTACGGCGGTTATTACAAAGTCGTTATTGAATCTGTCGAGCCACATGAGCAAAGTAGATACGGTGGCGGAGTCAGAAAAATCAACAGCGGTTTAGGCGTCTTAGTTTCTGTCCACGAAAAATGGCAGGGCGAACCACGCGTTCACCAAAAGGTTGTTCAGTTGAGCCAGTTATGGAAGCCATGGGCTGAATATGAGGTTGCTCAGGCTGAGTACCTAGTTCAATACAAAATCTCTCAAGAAAAGGCGAAGGTCGCTAAGGCTGAGGGAGAAAAGTATAAGCAAGAAGTTTACAACCCTGCTTACAAAGAGTTCATCAAAGTGATTCAAGAAGTTAGCGGTGGCAAGTATGTCAGCGGTTGGACAAGAATCGAAGAGTTACCAATCGAAGTCTTACAGGGCGTCGTAAAGTTGGCTCAAGAAAAGGCGGTAGCGTAATGACTACAACAATCGAAAAGGTAAAAGTTGCGCCTAAAGTCGGCGACATCCTTTACTCATCATGGGGCTATGACCAAACCAACATCGAGTTTTTCAAGGTGGTCAAGGTCAGCGAGTTTTCCGTGTGGATTCAGGAGATTGGCAAGAAGGTCGTTGATGTAACAGGTTGGGCGCATCAAAATGTGGTGCCAGTTGATTCCCCTGAATATCAGGTCCGCAACTGGGACAACGAAAAGGATGATTGGGACAATGTGAACACATTTATCACAAAGACTCATCCAATCCAGCGCAAGAAGATTCAAGACTACGGGGACGGTTACGGCGTCAGCCTTAACTCATTCTCATCGGCTTGGTTATGGGACGGAAAACCAAAGGGTCAAAGTCAGACTTGTTAGATTATTAACCCCAGTTGTGATATACTGGGGTTGTTCTCAGAGAGGGGAATAAAATGGCTCAGAAAGCAGTCAAGAAGATTGGTCAGTATCGCCTTTACAAAGTAGAGGGCTACGGCATCTACGAAATCTACTACGGCACAAAGGCAACTGGTGTTCATGTAGAAAACATCGCTAACAAAGAAAACTTTGAGTGGGCTGTTGGCGAAATCAAGAGAGGCGTTCAACAGGCTATTAGAGAAGAATTCGGAATAGGGGTGAGTAACTAATGAGTAAATATGAAATCGAAACAAGTGGCAAAACTGTCACAACTGTCCATCACGAAGCAATCACTTCTCTTAGTTTTTCAACTGAGGAAAATCCAGTCAAGGTATCAATCTTTGACAAGGAGTATTTCTTAAACTATGTATACATTGAAAGCGTTTGGGAAGATGGCGCTTATATTCCTGAGCCATACATCAAGGTGCATTTTGTATCTATCTTGAAGAGCGGTAAGGCTGGAGACGCATGGGACAAGAGGGAATTCGGTATCAAAGATATTGGAAAGTGGATTGTGGGCGAGGAAGATACATTCAAGAAAATCTTCAAGCAACACGCTGAAACTATCCAAGACATTATCAAGGAAAAGGCGGTGGCGTAATGGGGTGGGATGTAACTCAGGTCGGTAGCAACATCACAACTCGCAAGTTTGTCGAGCATGAAATCAAACTGTCATACGACGGAGTTTACGAGGCAATCAAAATTGTCGAGGGCAAGAATCAATACGGGCAAAAGGCTTTCTATGTTGCACTCAGGAAACTTGAGGACGGCAAGGTCGTGGCGCTCGTTGATCTAACTCGAAGCAAGAAACGTGCAATCGCCATAAAGGTAATTGGAGAAGCATCGGGTCCCGCAGGTTCAGGGGCCG